TCCAAGAAATTGTCATTTTGCTCCTTATAAAGCATGAATCCGACGATGTGGCAAATCAGATCACCGCACATAAAAGTACGAGTTTTTCTCTTAGATTTGTCAGGGTTATTCACCTTCTCAATCGGTCTAATCTCGCTTTTAGGAGAGGTCAGCCAAAAAACATTCGTGTACCGCTGACCTTCAAAGACGTAATCGACATCTCCAGTCGCAAACACGCGCTCGACAATCGAGCGTATAAGCGGTAATTCGTTCTCAATAACTTCTCTTTTAGTCGCATACTTGCTACGCCACGGAAAACCAGGCGATGATGACAACTCAATTCGAGAAATAGCCTCATCGAAAGTGAGTGGACGAGAAATTAATCTCAAAGAAAACTCGGAAAGAAAAGCTTCCCGGGCGATCCGCCACGCTTCTGGACGAGGACACCAGTTATAAGATTTACGAAATTTTGCAAAATCATTCATAAGGTAGTCTCGGTTCAAAACAGCAGGATAATAATTCATAGGCAGAGACATGTCATTGTTCTGCGCATGTTGAATCAGATCAGCGTTGAATGCAATTTTTGAACCCTCGAAGGTTCCCTTCGTAAGACGCCAGTCAAAAGTAATCATGTCATCTTCAACGAAACGAATAGGATAATCGTCGAGGTTTACATGTTTTTTGATTTCGGGACAAGCTCATTGAGCTTTTGAAGGGTTTCAACACTGAAAGACAATCCACAATTGGATATCTTGTACTTGAAACTACCAGTGTGGATTCCAACAACCGTATCTTGACGATACTTGTCTAAAATCATACAACCAGAATAACCATCATCAGTTTGAACATCGTGAGCAAAGTAACCATTAAAAATTTCCACAACATTACCGTTGCGCATTTGAAACTTCTTAGTTATTGGATCAAAAAATTGAAGAACAACTTCCTTGCGATCATTAAGTTTCGAAAAATTCGAAAACTTGATGGCTGGACGAGTACGAAGACTCAACATAGTTTCAGATGGCAAAACGAACTTGCAAAGATCTTGCTTGTCTTCGGCAATTCCAGTGGTGTTGATATGGTATTTCTCAACAATAGGATGTCTTTCTTTGGTCATAGGATCATAGAGAAAGCAAGTTGCGAGATCATCATAGAAGTTTGGTAAAACATGATTGGCGGTATAAAAGAAATTATTGCCTTTGAAAGCATTTCCTTGAAATTTATACTCACCTTTGTCATTCAAGACTTCAATGTAATAACAAACATCAGGATCAGTTGGAGCAGCCATGGTGCGACCGAGAGCAGATTCACGTCTAACTTCTTCCTTAGGAAGAGTTTCAATAGGACGGTTTACTGGCTCATCATCAGACGCCTTAGGATTCCAATCTTTATTCTCGTGAAGAACTTGCCCATTGTGGAAGAACGGACAACCATCAATGGTACATTTTCCAGTGATTTGCGCTGGACAAGGGTAAGAAGCCTTCTTGTCAGTGCTTTCGGAAGTACCATATCGGTTGTATTTGGCAATAAAATTAGCCACCATTTTGTCGCGCTTCTCACCAGGTTTGGCAAGAAGAATATCTTTAGTAGATGCAATAATATCGGGCATTCGAACCTTTTCAGAACGCATGTCTTCCACCAAGTTAGAAATGACATGACTATCAACATGAGGAACTTCACGTCCAGATGCGATCGTAGACGAAGCCCGGACCAAAACGGAGAAACTAGGATTACCAATAAAATTGGCAGGTAAAGTCATCCGATCATGCACATACTTATTTTCAATCTGATCATAAGCAACAAAATACTTTTGTTTTCTCAATTCTTCGAACTCAGCCATGGTTTTGGCATAAGAGAGTTTCTTACCTTTTTTCATCGGAACACCGACGTTGGCCTTCAACATATCCTCGACAGTAGCGTACGAGACCCAGGTTTTATCGCGCGGTCGAATTTGAATAAATTCTTCCCAATCGCGATCTCTTTCCGGTTTTTTCTGTTTGGGAACATCAGGAACATGATGAACAGGAGCAGCAGAAACACCTTTAATATTGTATTTGCGGTCGTAACCTCCAGCTCTGTCGAACTTGCCTTCTGTATCGACAGGAGCTTCCAATAAGGGAGCTTCAGGAACATCAGATGAAGGTTCAAGAATAGGACTTTCGGGTTCTTTACCAAGAAAATAGTGATTAATATAATCACCGGCACGTTTATAAGCGGCCTGAATAGAATCAATTTTCCAGGCAACGACAATAGCAATAGCAACAGAAAAGGTCAAAATCAATAGAATATTAAAATGCTCACCAACATAAGGAATCGAGTCAATGCTGTGTTTAATGCGAACAAAGATGCCATCAACTTTAGC